GTGTTGATTCTGCTTTTTCGCGTGACCAGCCGCTTCTAATTCTTGCTCTAATTGTTGCTTTTTTTAAGTCTGGCTTTGTAGTCATTTTTGCACCTTTAGTCTAGGCAGTCGATTAGAGTGCGGCAAACAGTGACTAGCTGTTGTTCGGATGCCTCCTAGCCGCAAAATTAGTTTAAATCTTGACTCGTTTTAGCCCAGTGAGTCAACCTGGTTGATAGGCGTACTTAATTAGCCTCGCTTTGTCGATTATAGCAAATAGCTTTTGTTAAGTTAGGCCAAAATACCAAAATTATGCTGTCAATTTAGGCCATTTATAGAATTCTATAGATTAGAGCATAATAGTACATAATAGTAAGACTCTACTATTATGAAACCTATATATACCAATACTTATATAAGCATAATAGCATAATAGCATAGTAGTCTATATAGTATATAAAAGTGTATATATAAATACAGATGTATATACAGTTGTATTTTATTGTATTTGTACATTTTTTAATCATCTAAAGATGGTGTGTTTTTATGTATGTATATATATCTATATATATACTATCTTGCTATTATGCTATTTTGCTTTGTAAGTTATTGTTTTTAATATGTATTTTAACAAAAATACGCTACTATCTTGCTACTATCTTGCACTATCATGCGCCTAAACAACGCAAAAATAGCTCAAAAAATAAACAGCAAAAACAAAAAAAGGCCATTACTGGCCTTTAGTCTAAAAAAGTTATCCACAGGTCACATGGCAAAATACCGCAAGTATTTTTGCTTGGTGCTAGGCTTAATTTGCTCCTCTGCTCTAATCATTTGTTTGTCAATCATCTGCACAAGTAATGCCTCAACTTGAGTTTTTGGCGTACTTCTCAAACGATTGCAGATGACACCAAGCGTCTCGCCATGCTCTTTGTCAACAATGGACAACACCTTAGCCGCTAAACCATCGCTAGACTCTTTGTTTTCGGTGCTGTACGCAAGTTTGATTTTTTGCTCAATATCGCGCATGGCCAATGCATAGCCGAATCGGACGTGTTCAACATTACGCAAGCCACTCGGCAATGCACAAATCAAACTAACCTTGCTCGCAAGCTCATAACCGCGTCTAGCAATGGCCTCAAGCCCTGTTGTTGCCTTGTGTCGCTCTGCTAACGCATAAAAACGCTCGTAAACCTCGTTTAAAAGCTCCATAGCCGCGTTATCCGTTGGAATGGTGGACTTATCCCCGATATGTTGAATACGCGCTCCTACGCTCTCTAAAGCGTCATAGTGACCATGTGCATATAAATTACGCAAAGTATTGGCCATGCCATCTGTCATTGGCTTTTTAACAAATCGCGGCTTACGTTTTGGATTAGTCTCTAAATCGCTAAAAATCATGGCTCGCGCCATAAATCCGTTTGTAGCCTGCTCGAATGTCATCAAGTCGTTAAATGTGACAGGCGTGGTAAAACCCAATACCGTCAAATATGGATTTTCTAGGCCATCATCAACGCTTTTAATCGCTTGGATTATCTGTTCTTTTGCAGTCTCTAAACGCTCGCGCATGGTATCTGTGCTGCTATCCTGTGCTAGTTTCTCTATTTTTTTGTCAATCTGTGCATACTCAAGCGTCAATTTTTGCTTAATGTCGTCCTTTAGGTCACCCGTGATGGGCAAATAGCCATTAGCTTTTGAATAAACACTCATCACTAAACCGACAATACCCTCAAGATAAGACGCACCGCCTTTTTTGCTTGCGTTTTGCAGCTTGTTTAATGTGATACCAAGCTCATCAACGCAATAAAACGCGGCTTGATGCCGTATCAGATTACGCATGACCTCTTGTTCGGATTTAAAGCCACCGTGTAACGCGCTTTGAACGCCTGCAGCTTTGATGATTGATAAATAAGACTGGAGTATTTGCTCTTTACCAGTGCCGCTACCTGCCACGCCGAACGCGATAATATTCGCGCTCATATTGTCCAAGCCATCCGTATAACGCATACCTGCCAAGCTGCTAACCGCTGTTAATGCTGCTGCTACGGCCAAGTTTTCGCGCGGATATAAACACTGGTCATTTATCCATTGCGTTAATGTACCAACAAAATCAGGTGGCCGTTTAACATCGACTGGCTCATCTAGTAAATGCACAGTACCCGAACCAAAAACCGAACCCGTCTTTACACTGTCAAAATTATCATCATCAACACTGCCAAGACTCTCATCATAAACAAATGTGACAGGCTCACAATAACCGCCTTCGTGCGCGTAGTGTAATAACGTGCCATAGCCTACAGGATTAGTCGTTTTACCGAAGCTGTGCCAGTGCTTACGCAATGAATCGACACTGCTATATTTTGCGCTATCCTTGCTCCATGCGTCCCAAATCTCAAAACCGCCACCGTTTAGGCAATGGTGAATAGCCATACCAATACTTACCCACTGGCTATAATCACAATCAGGATTGCAATGCTCCAACAAGCTAACAATGTGTAATTCGTCAATATCCAAATCCTTACCGTTGTTTTGAACGCGAAAAAAGGCAGGACGCTCCAACAATGCCAAAAGCTCACCAGGGGCAAAATCAATGTCTTGTGGATAACCTTTGCACGTCTCATAGTTTGAGCCGCTTTGATGTAACGACCCTGCACCTACGACAAATCCGCTAGTCTTAAAATCAATACCCTTGTATTTGTCATTGTTTTGCATAAGTGACTTTGTTTTGTCATCATCACTCAGTTTAAAATAATGGTGCTGGCTACCGCCACCGCTGCCCGTATTAACGATAAATTTGCAATCTAAAATGGCAGGCACATCTTTACATAACTGCTTAAAAGACTTAACGCCACCATTGCGAGCGTCAACATCAATAATAAGATAATCACGCACAATCACGCCAAAACCGCTGTCAAAATGCCCCATCTCACTAAAACATTCTATTTGCTCATCCGACCACACAGGCACGTTTTGCCAGTTGCTCATTATCGGGTGCTTTAAAATAGCAGTACATTCAGCATCACCACAATTACACACGCCACCGCTTGAGCCATGCAAGCCAAACACTTTAAAGCCTGCATCTATATAGTCGTATAATTCGCTAATCATTGTTATTGTCCTTTTCACAATCGCAATCTTTTAAAAGATATGCGGATAGCTTTTCAATTGTCGTGATGTTTGCACCCTTGGCATTGCCAGCTTTAAAAGTAAAAACGGTTCGACTAGACAAGCCAGTGGCATTTGCAACAACATCTAATCGTCTGTCTTGCAATCGTGCGCTAATCTCAGGAATGGTTAAAAGTCTCATTGTTTGGCCTCGCTGTTTGTTTTGTATTGCCTTATAATATAGCAAGTATTTGCAGCTTGCTTGTATTTTTTTTCATCTTATACGCATTTTACTATATACAAAGCCAAAAATAGGGCTTATATTACTACTCATCAAGGCGGCCAATGGCTCACTTGATAACCCAAAAATCCAATGGAGCAACACAAAATGTCATTTTTAGAACAAGTCAAAAAAGCCACACCGCAAGCACCAGTAATTACACTTGTCGGCTTTGCAGGTAGCGGCAAATCAAGCCTAGCAGGTTTATTCACTAACCCTATCTTTATACAAGCCGAAAACGCAACTAGCGTTTTTGAAACAATGCCAGAAGACTTACAACCTGCCTTTTTCCCACAATTGCCATTGCCCAATGCTAAAAAAGGCGTTAAGCCTAGCGAAGTGATTTTAGAGCAATTACGCGAATTGATTACGGCTCAACACGATTTTAAAACTGTGGTAATCGACACAGTAACCGCGCTTAATGCCTTGTTTGAGGCCGAAGTTGTAGAGTTTGACGACAAGGGCGTAAGCAATATTGGCGAAGCGGCAGGAGGCTATAACAAGGGTTATTTAGTGGTTGCAGGTATGCACGCTAAATTACGCAGTGCTTGCGAGCATCTACGCAAGCGCGGCATTAGTGTGGTGTTCCTTGCCCACACTGGCATTGTTAAAATGAAAAACCGTCCTGAGTCGGGTGAGTATGTGGCTTACTCTCTTGATATGCACGAGCGTTCACGCGCCATTTATGTCAGCTCTAGCGATATTGTTGCGTACTTAAAAGCGCGTGATTTTGTTATTGGTGGCGAGGAGAACAAAAAAGGCCAAACAACCAAGTTTGGGCGCGTAACTAATACTGGCGAGCGCGTTTTGATTACTAGCAGCGATGGCACTATTGGTTATATTGACGCTAAAAACCGTTATGCACTACCCGATGAGATTGAAGTAAACAAAGGTGAAAATCCTTTAATTGCTTTAATCCCTTTTTACAGCCAACAATAACCCTTTATTTTTTACAACAACAGCCCGAAAGGGCTAGGAGAAACATCATGTCATTTTGGCAAACACAAGACGGCTCTGCCGTAGAATTAACAACAACTTTCGAGTCAGGTGGCGGTGATATTAAACCAATCCCAGACAATACCGCCCTAGTTGGTGCGATTGAGGAGGCTAAATGGTCAGAGTATGATGGTGAAAGCTACATCAACTTAAAATGGCGTGTTATGCGCCCTGCTGAGTTTGCTAACCGTGTGATTTTTCAAAAAGTAAAAGTGTTTAACGCTAAACAGGGCGACAATGCCAAGCGTATGCTTGCAGCGATTGACGCTAACGCAGGCGGTAAACTTGCAAAGCTCAAAGAAGCACCCGAAGACATGGACTTAATGACTGCACTTGTCGGTAAAGCAATGGCAATCAAAGTCAAAATATGGGATATGAACGGCAAAACAGGCAACTGGATTAGCGCAGTAGCACCCACAAAGCAACAAGCACCGCAAGCGCAAACTCAAGCACCAACACGCCCTACACCACCACAAAACGCACACAATCAAGCAAAATCTAACGCCTACCAAGCGCAAGATGATGATGACGATATTCCGTTTTAATCTAACCAACTAACCACCCTTTAAACGCGCCTACAATGTGGGCGCATAGGAGAACGTCAATGACAACACAACAACGTAGTAAAGAATGGCATGAACAGCGCAAAGGCCGCGTTACGGGTAGCGTAGCAGGTGCAATACTAGGCCTTAATCAGTATCAATCACCCGATGCTACTCTACGCCGCATGGTGCGTGACCATCACGGACTAGAAAGCGAATTTACAGGCAACATCGCCACCGAATATGGCCAATTAAATGAGCCTATGGCCTTGTTGGGTTTTGTGAATAAATACGGCTATGCAGTGAATGAAGTCGGATTTTACGTCCATCCTGATTACTCATGGCTTGGCGCGTCCCCCGATGGTATTTTTGAGAATAACATGGGCGAACAGTGCATTTTAGAGATTAAATGTCCGTTTGGATTGCGTAACGACCTTACGCCACAATTCAAAACCATTGAACAACAACCGCATTATTACGCACAGTTACAGCTCGAAATGGCTTGCACAGGCTTAAAACAAACGTACTTCTACCAATGGTCACAGCATGGCGATAGTCTTGAGATTGTGCCATTTAATCGCGTTTGGTTTAACGATGCCGTTATTAAACTGTTTGCGTTTTATGAGTTGTATTTGCACGAACTTAAAAACAAAAAACATTTAGAGCCGTTAATACCTGAAATTGACACGCCAAAGGCTCATGCACTGATTACGCAATACGATGCACTTAGCGAAGTAATCGACAATGCCACACAACAAAAAGCTGAAGTATTGGCACAAATTACCGCGCTTTGTAACGATAAAAACGCCGTCATTTGTGGGCGCAAACTCACGCAAATAAAACGCGATGGTGCAATCAGCTACGCTAAAGCAATCAAAGAATTGTTACCCGATGCCGACCTAAGCAAGTACAAAGGCACTCCAACAACGTATTGGAAGTTGGGGTAATGTTATGCAATTACGCCCCTATCAACAAGATGCTGTAGATAGTGCTATCGCATGGATGCGTAAAAGTACAGAGCCCGCGCTTTTAGAGTTAGCCACAGGGGCGGGTAAATCATGGATAGCCGCCGCCATTGCTTTTTGGATAACCCAAAAAACAGGTAAAAAGGTTTTGGTTTTACAGCCGTCCAAAGAATTGACTTCTCAGAATTTTGAGAAATATCTAGCCACTGGCGAAAAGGCCAGTATCTTTAGCGCAAGTGCTAATTCAAAATGCACCCGTCATAATGTCGTCTATGCCACACCTAAAACCGTACTGAATAGTATTAGTCGTTTTGGTGATGCGTTTGCCTGTGTCATTGTTGACGAGTGCCACATGACCACTCCGACCATAAAACAGATTATTGCTCACATAGCCTCTAAAAATCCGATGTTACGGGTTATTGGCATGACTGCCACGCCATATCGACTTGGCACAGGTTATATCTATCAATACGATGCCACTGGCGAAAAGGTTAGCAAGCTAGACACTGACGAAACAATAGACGCGTATTACCACAACCTACTCTACAAGATAAACACCCGCACCCTAATTGACATGGGTTTTTTGACCCCTGCTCACACTGACAGCACAGCACTACATTACGACACCGACAATCTAACCATTAACAAGATGGGCAATTTTGACGCAAGGCAAATAGAACAAGCCTTTGAGGGTCAAGGCCGTTTAACATCTCAGATTGTCGCGGATGTGGTACAACACTCACAAGGGCGCAAAGGCGTTATGTTGTTTGCATCTACTGTTAAACACGCACAAGAGATACTCGACAGCCTACCGCCTGATAATAGTCGCATGATTGGCGGCGAAGTCAACATGGCCAAAGCCGAACGCGAAAAACTAATAAACGATTTTAAACAACAACGGTTTAAATATATTGTGAGTGTAGGCACATTAACCACAGGTTTTGATGCGCCTCATGTTGACGTTGTCGCTATTTTACGCGCCACCGAAAGCGCGTCATTATTTCAGCAAATTATCGGACGCGGCCTAAGATTACACCCTGACAAAACCGATTGTTTAGTGCTTGATTACGCTGGCAACATTGAACGGCATAAACTGCAAGACGATATTTTTGAGCCGACCATTAAAACCTACAAAGCCAAAACAAGCTCAACGATTGATGCGTTATGCCCTAGCTGTAATTTTATCAATGACTTTGCATCTCGTGACAACCCGCAAAAGCTAGGCATAGACAAGCAAGGCTTTTTTTTAGACCTGACTGGCAACCGCATTTTATTGAGCGTTGGTGCTAACGATGCGCCTGTATATATGCCCGCGCATCTAGGCCGCCGCTGCAATGGTTTTGTACAGTCAATACTTAACAAAGGTAAGCTCGATAGATGCGAGTATCGGTGGGCGTTTAAACTGTGCGAAAAGTGCAACCATGAAAACGACATAGCCGCCCGTTATTGTGAGAAGTGCAAAGGAGAATTAGTTGACCCTAATAGCTCGCTAAAGCATGAAGCCGCACAAGTAAAAGCCGACCCTTACGCCGTCTTTACCGAAGAAGTGCTATTTTTTAGCGTTAAAAAAGGCATGAGCAAAGCAGGCAATGAAATGCTAGTCTGTGACTACTCAACACCTACCACACAATTTAGAGCGTATTATATTTGTGATGACAGCATAGCATTGGCGCGTAAAAAATGGCTAGGCATTAACAAGGCTGTTTTTGGATTAGATAATGTTTCAACAACAGTTGATGACTTTATAAAACAGCGCACCAACCAACAACCCGACACCGTAACCTACCAAAAAAACAAAACCACTGGTTATTTTGACGTAATAGGACACAATTACCCAATACATGAGGCGACAACATGAAAATACCAAACTGGCTTCAAACGTATGGCGACACATCATATAGAGGCGACTGCCCGCTAGAAGATGCGGAGTTAATGACGTTTTTTAATGAGTTAAACCGATTGCACCCACAACTCTCACTTGTCGCAATCCACCCCGACAATGAGGGGCTAGTGCTTGGCAGTGGACACCATCACCACATCAAACAGAAAGCTAAAGGCGCAATTAAAAAAGGCGCGGCCGATATTATCATCGTGGGTTATCCGACTTTTGTGTGTGAGCTAAAACGAAAAGACCACACTAAGAGCAAATGGCAGGATGGCCAATTAGACTTTTTACAAACTAGCCAAGAGTTAGGAGCGTTTGTGTGTGTTGCGCTAGGCTATGAAGCTGCATTACAAGCCGTTGATACCTGGATTATGAAAAACGCTTAACGCACTAAAACTCTAAAACAAAAAAGCCACTTTTTACAGTGGCTTTTCTTTTATCCCTTAATCGCTTTTATTTTCATAATCTCGCGTGTCACACAGTCACCGCTTAACCTCAGTAGTTATACACTACGGCTGATTACAGCTAACTCTAGTAGCAGTGCCGTTGTAAAATAACTCAACAGTTAGCCCTTTCTTTTCGCACAGGTCGGCAACTTTTTTTACCTGTTCATTTGTTGGCGGTTGCACATTTTCACAGCCAGCCAACAAAGCAATCGCTAAAACTAAACTACAAATTTTCATAATCATCACCTGTATCTAACTCAGCAATCAAGTAGGACAATGCCCCAGCCGCTTGTTGCTCAGTTTATTAAGTTTGTGATACCGTAAGGCATCGTATATCAGCGTGGGGCATCGCCTCTTATTGCAAAAGTTATGCGTCTAAACCCAAAACATCTTGCAGTTGTTTTAATGCAGTCCTCGCATCATTTGTCGCAGCCTCCAATTCCATTTCTTTATTTACTACTTTATGCAAAGATTCAACTTCTTGGCCTTCACAATAATCACCGCTAAAAACCCATTCCAAATCATGCAGTGCTTTCGCAACATCTTTTAAATGTTTGGCAAATGCTTTTTGTAAGGCCGTTGTTGCTCGCTCGATAGTGTCAATTGCATCATCAAGTCTGTAACAAACATAATCCAAACTTCCGCCACTCATAACTCACCTCGTTAAATTAAAATACACCTGCGTTACTTAAACAACACCACTTCATGCCGTTTTTTTTCCTCGTAATCGCCTTGGCCAGCGACACCCATCGCGCACAATAGCGCGATTAAAAACAATCCGAACTTTAGATTAGCACTCATATTCGTACATATCCTTTAGGTTTACTAATTCTTGAGCCTTAGTTTCAGCAGCGTTTAACTCATCAAACATACGATTGATGATAAACTCTTTACGCTTGCGGTCTTCTATCATCTCGCCAAGCGTTAAGATTAAAACCGCTGCCAATCCTGGCAAAATATAATCAATCATGGTTTAGTCCTTTTTAAAATATGCGCTGATAGTGCGCTCAATAGCAAAGTGCAATTCTTTGTTGTATTTTACAGGCGTTAAAATCTCGCTTTCGTCTGTGCCTTCAGTGTAAAGAATGGCTTGTACGTCAGACTCACGATGTACTGATACAGCTTTATCTTCGTAGTCAAACCATACTTTAAAAGATGCGTAGTCATTGCTAACGTAAGCAACATTGCCCTTTGTTGATAAAGTTAAATCGTCAACATCTAAATCAAAATTATTCATCACACTCACCTTTATTTTTACGCTTGCATCATGCCGCGTTTCGATAAGCTAAATATAGTCTCATTAAAAAATAAACGCAAGATATAATTGTGTTTATTTTTCGCTTGTATTGCGTTTGTTTTGCGTTTATAGTTGACTCATCAAACAAGGGGGATTTATGAAAACAGTAAGCGAAATGGTCAAGGCGTTGGGTGAGATTAGATATGTTGCATTAAAACTACAGGTCAGTCCGCGCACAGTTGATTATTGGATAGCATCTAATCAGATTAGCCGCGCTAGTCGTTTAGATTTTCTAAATATGCTAAAAAAGGCTGGCTACAAAATCACGCTTAAAGACTTAAACGAGCTAGAGCCAACTAAAACTAAAAAGGCGGTTACATTATGATTTACTTACTATGCTGCATATTTGTTTTATTCTGCACAATAGCATTATTAAGGGGGGCAAAATGAAGTACAAAAAGAAAAAACAAGTCAAACAACAGCCGCCTGTAACAATAATCGGTGACTGTGTGACACGCGAGATTATGAAAATAAAAGCGATTAAGGGATAAAAAGAAAAGCCACTTTAATTAGTGGCTTTTTTGTTTTAGAGTTTTAGTGCGTTTAGTAGTTCTTGTTGTGTTTCGGCTTTGTTCTCAATCGCAAGCATGACTTTATCATCTATACAACCATCTGCGACAATATGCACCACTCTTACGGGCTTTGTTTGGCCTTGTCGGTGTAAGCGTCCGTTAAACTGCTGATATAGTTCAAGCGACCAATTCAGGCCAAACCATACGATAATAGAGCCTCCATGCTGAAGGTTAAGGCCATGCCCTGCACTGGCAGGGTGAGCTAATAACATTTTGATTTGTCCTTTGTTCCATTGGGTGATGGTATCGGGGTTCTTATCTAAGACAACGGCATCGGGATAACGGGCTTGCAGGCGTATTAAGTCGGTTTTGTAGTTGTAGGCGATTAGCAAGTTTTCGTCGCTGTTTTCGCTGATAATATCATCGAGTGCGTCAAGTTTGGCTGAGTGTATTTCTGTCCAGTTCTTTAGCTCATCGGTAT